AAAAATAGAAGAATCATTGTGGGATAATATAAGAAAAAGAAGAGCAGCAGGAAAACGTAAGTTAAAACCTGGCGATAAAAATTATCCTAAAACTCTTAAAGTTGGTGAAGATGTGCCTTCAACAAATACGTCATCTATTCCGAATCCTGCTACTACGTCAATGGGTCCTAAACTAAAAACTACAACTATGCATGATAAGCGTAGAAAAAAAGATCAGTTCCCAGTACTACTAAAAAGATTTAGAAAATATATAGAAGATCATGGCTAGGCTATATCTTTTAATATTTATTGTCGGCATAATTGGTATAGTAGGTTATGGCGCTAAATATTATTATGACACTACACAGAACAGAATAGCTATTCTTACAAAGAATAATACTAAGTTAAAAGTAGCAATTGAAACATCTGAAAAAAGTATTAATAATTTAAAAGTTAATATTGCTAAGATGGCTACTTTAAACAAAGCACTACAAGTTGATTTACAAAAAGCCGAAGCATACAGAGATGAATTAAGATCTAAGTTAAGTAAATTAGATTTAGTAGTTGAAGCTTTAAAAGATTCAAAAGTTTTAGAAGGAAAGATGAATGGCGCAAGTTATACATTGTGGCAAGGTATCATGGAAGAAACTGGTAATACTAATAAGTCTGATAAGCCTAGCTGGTTGCAGCGGCCTGAGGATGGAACCGGAAATAAAGACGGTAACAAAGATAGAACAAATAACAATACCAGTAGTAGCGAGACCAAAGCCATTAAACCTTAGTGATACAAGAGTATTTGTAGTCACAAAAGATAATTATGAAGAGTTTGTAAAAGACTTTAAAGAAGTTTACGGTGAATTGGCTTATGTCGCATTAAGCATGAAAGATTATGAAAACTTAGCAATTAATATTGCAGAGATGAGAAGATATTTAAATCAACAAAAAGAAATTATAGTATATTATGAAAAGGCAGCAAAACCTAAAGAGGAGAAAAAATAATGGACTATATTTTAGATCAACTTATTACTTGGTGGCAATTCACGGTTGTAGGCGTATTAATCATTATTGGCTGGTTAATTAATAGACTTGGTGTAGATCAAGAAAATGATATTATAGGATTTAAATACGATGCTATGCCACAACTAAGACCTATTGCAATACCTACAAAAGGAAAAGGATTTTGGTCTGCAATTTGGATGTGGTTAATGGGTACAAGGCATTGGGAAGTTGCAGCAGACTGGTTATTCACAATTGAAGGTAATAAATATATTATTCCACAAGGATTTAAGTTTGATGGTGCATCTATTCCTAAATTTTTGCACACATGGTTGTCTCCAACTGGAGTATTATTAATGGGTGGATTAGTACATGATTATGCTTATAAGTATGAAACATTATTAAAGTCAGATAAAAAGAAAACTATGGGTAAAATTAATCAGAAAAAAGCAGATCAAATATTTAGAGATATTAACATTGAACAAAACGGTTTTCACTTTCTAAACAATCTAGCATATTGGGCACTAAGAATTGGTGGCTTTGTAGCATGGAATGGACATAGAAAAGTGAATGCCAAAATAGGAGAATAACATGAACGTAGGCGAACAAATAATATTAGCAGCTAGAAAACAAGCTGAAGGTGAACTTGAAATTCACAAAGCAAATATCGAAGTATATAGAACTATGCCAGCTGGTATAGGTGAACATGGCGACATTACAGAAGCAGTAATGGCAGAACTAGATAAGATGTCAGCAGCGTATGACAGAATTGAAATGATTGAAAAATTCTTTTCGAAAAAACACAATTAATTCCTTTACAAAACTAGTTTTTTAATATATAATAGATACAACAATCAAAAAAGATAAGAGGGATAGAAATGCAACAATTTGTTGACACAAGGAATTTTTTGTCTGAAACTAAGTTTTACGAAGGCTACTCACGCTATAAAGAAAGCGATGGTAGATATGAAACTTGGGATGAGGCAGTAGATCGTGTAATAGACATGCACGAACAAAATTATATTACTAATAATAACAGATTACAACCATTTGTAGAAGAAGCTCGTACTGCATATAAAGAACAACGTGTTCTTGGTGCACAACGTGCTTTACAGTTTGGTGGTGATCAATTAATGAAACATCAAATGAGGATGTATAATTGTACGTCATCATATGTAAATAGACCAGAATTTTTTGGTGAAGTATTTTATATCTTATTGTGTGGTGCAGGCGCAGGTTTTTCTGTACAAAAACATCATATTAAGAAATTACCAAAAATTCAAAATAGAACTAAACAAGCGAAAGGTTACATTGTTGAAGATTCAATAGAAGGTTGGGCTTCAGCATTAGACATATTAATGTCATCTTTCTTTGTAGGTGGAGGTAAATACCCAGACTATGAAGGAAGAAGAGTATTCTTTGATTTATCACAAATAAGACCTAAAGGCGCAAAAATATCTGGTGGATTTAAAGCACCTGGACCAGAAGGCTTACGTAAATCATTAGATAAAATAGAACACTTACTTCAAGGTATTGTAATAGATTCCAAAGAACCAAGTGAAATTAAACCTATAAATGCATATGATATCACAATGCATGCAGCAGATGCAGTGTTATCTGGTGGCGTAAGAAGATCTGCCACTATTTGTCTTTTCTCACCAAACGATGAAGAAATGATGAATGCTAAAACTGGTAATTGGTTCATGGAAAATCCACAAAGAGGCAGGTCTAATAACTCTGCAGTTATTGTAAGAGATAAGACTACTCCCGAAGAGTTTGGCAAGATTATGGAATCAGTCAAACAATTTGGAGAACCAGGATTCGTCTTCGTTGAATCTACAGAACATACTACAAATCCATGCGTGGAAATTGGTATGTATCCGCAGATTAATAAAAAGTCAGGTTGGCAAGGTTGTAACCTAACTGAAATCAATGGAGGGAAATGCAATACCGAGGAGGACTTTTATAAGGCATGTCGAGCAGCGTCTATCCTCGGTACCCTACAAGCTGGGTACACAGACTTTAAATTCTTATCAGACACATCAAAAAAGATTTTCGATAGAGAAGCTTTACTTGGTGTATCAATCACTGGATGGATGAACAATCCTGATATTCTTTTCAATGAAAAGATACTTGAAAAAGGTGCAGAGATTGTTAAAGAAGTTAATAAAGAAGTTGCAAGTATTATTAAAATTAATCCTGCAGCAAGAACAACGTGTGTAAAACCAAGTGGTAACGCTTCAGTGTTATTACAAACTGCCTCAGGTATTCATGCAGAACATTCTGATATGTATATACGTAATGTTCAAATGAATAAAGAATCTGAAATAACACAAGCTATTATGAAACAAAATCCGTATATGGTAGAAGAATCTGTTTGGTCATCTACTGGCACAGATGTTGTTGTTTCATTTCCAATACTGCCTAAGAAAGGTTCAATGTATAAAGACGATCTATTAGGTATTAAGCATTTAGAACTTGTTAAGAAAGCTCAAAAGCATTGGGTTGAAACTGGGACTAATGAAGATCTTTGTGCAGATAAAGGTATAAGACATAACGTATCAAATACTATTATTGTAGATGATTGGGATGACGTAGAAAAATATGTATACGAAAATCGTAATGCCTTTGCTGGTATTTCTTTCTTAGCAATGACTGGTGATAAAGACTATAACCAAGCTCCAAACACTGGTGTCATTGATGCTAAAACTATGGTGAAGAAATATGGTGAAGCTTCTATATTTGCATCTGGTATGGTAGTTGATGCTCTTAAAGTATATCCAAATCTATGGGATGCATGTTCAACTGCTCAAGGTTTTGGTTTAGACTTATCAGTCGAATCTTCAGAAAATTCTGCTAGAAAAGATTGGGTACGTAGATTTGAAAACTTTGCAAATAATTATTGTGATGGAGATAAGAAAGCTTCAGAAGGTTGTTTAAAAGATGCTTACCTATTACATAAATGGAATAAGATTCAATCTAATTTAAAACAAATTAATTGGAAAGAAGATATAACAGAAAAGAAGTATACAGATGTTGATACCCTCGCAGCTGCTGCATGTGCAGGCGGTGAATGTGAAATCGATTTCTAAGATAATTTCGCCATGTGTGAAAGTCTGCAAAGTCGAAAATCAAGTATGTATTGGATGTGGAAGAACTACTCAGGAAATAGCTGAGTGGTTCAAAGCATCTGATAAAAGAAAGAGAGAGATCGTTGAAGGATTACGAAATAGAGTGTGAAGAATGCGATAACATATCTTATGTTGCTTCAGAAGAAAAACCAAAATATTGTTCGTTATGTGGAAGAAGAGCTGAACCAGAAGAGATTGATAAACCTTAATAAATAATATTATGTGGTATTATAATAACGAGCTTTACAGCACAACACCAGAAGACTTCCAAGGATTTGTATATGAGATTACTGAACTGGACACCAACAAAAAGTATATTGGAAAGAAGAATTTCTGGAAACCTAAGACCCTCCCCATCACTAAGAAACGTAAGAGACGAGTACGAACGCGTACAGAGTCAGACTGGAAACAATATTATGGCTCGTCCAATGAAGTATGCGTACTTGTGGAAGAACGTGGAACCGATAAGTTTAGAAGAGTAATACTAAAACTCTGCAAAACAAAAGGTGATATGTCATATTATGAAGCAAAGCTGCAATTTGATAATAACGTATTATTAAATGATAATTATTTTAATAATTTTATTGGTTGCAAGATTCATTCAAAACATTTAACATGTTAACAACAAACTTTGAAAAAAGTGCATTTTTTCCTTTACAAAGCCGTTTTTTTATGGTATAATATATCTATTAAAATCAAAAAAGCGGAGAAATTTAATATGAAAAATACTAATGACAAAATCGAATTTATTACTGAAATGACTTTCGATAACGGAATTGATCTTGCAGGTTTCGGTAAGACCGAAGACGAATCAATTAATAATGCTTTATCACATTTTCCATATACCACAAACATACGTACTTATACTTTATCAGACTTAGCTTCTTTAAAGACTTATAAGTTACCACAGCATTACACAGCTTCCGAGATGGCGTAATGGAAAATCCTAAATCAAATATCATCAGCTTTCAAAAGAAAGTTGATGAGAAGTTCGTAAAAGAAAATGAAGTAACTCTAACTTTAGACGATGACGATAACACTGAATTTGTTTTTGAAATGGATATTGATGATGAAAACTTATAATGAAATAGAATTATTAAAATTGCAATTAGCTGAAGAAACCAAAGAAAAATATGCTTTATATAAAAGAATTAAAGAGCTAAATGAAAAACTTGAAATGTATGAAAATAAAACTAGTTAACATGTTATGTTTATTTTCCTTTACATTTGCAAAAAACTATGGTATAATATAAGTATAAAATTAAAAAAGAGGTTCTAAAATGACATAGCGAAAGTAAAGGTTGAGAGATTGAATAAGGGAGAGCGATAGGCTCGACAATCTCAGAGGTTTACAAGTCTGGTTGGACTCAAGGAACCATAACCTACAATAAAAGCAACCCGCTTCTACCGCCGAGGGGCATACCTAGGTAGAAGTGATTGTTAGAGAGCCCCTCAAAGAATTTTAACGAATAGGAGAGTGGCAATTGCCAAGCCCATCAGAGATACAATCGAT